TATTACTGCTGAGCTTAAGAGACAAGATCCAGTATTTCACAAACAGTTCAAGATTTTAGCTTATGGTCGCCCTCACGTAATTGTACGTACTAATGGTAACCAATTTTTCTTAGCTGGTCTTTACAGAGGATGTGATGCAACTGCAGGAAGCATTGAGAGTGGTATAGCTTATGGTGATTTCAATGGTTATAAAATTACTTTTGAAGCCATGGAGGAGAAGCCAGCCAATTTCTTAGACTGTGCATCTGAAGCTGATTTACTTACTTTGCTAGGATCACCTACATTAGTTACTACCTAATAACTAATCCTACATAGCGTGAAGAGCCCTGCCTATATGGTGGGGCTTTTCTTTTTAGAAACATATTTTAATAATCTGAGTTATATCTATATGATAGTAGTAACTACCGATAATAATAATAATCAATTCATTAAGTTCATTCCTAGAGATAGCTCAGTGGATACTATGTACATCACAGATGAAAGTACCAATATAGAGGTGGCTGTGGTTATCGTTAACTATACTCCCGGTGATTATGCTGATGAGATAGAGGCATTATTCAATTTACAGGAGGGGCACTACTACAGATTAGTATTGAAAGATAATGCAGGGGATGAGGTATACAGAGATAGGATATTTTGCACTGATCAGGTGCCAGGTAATTATACTCCGAATAGTCAAGCATATACTGCCAATACTACAACTAATGACTTTTTAATGTACTAATATGGATAACATTCATGTAATTAACCTAGCAGCCTATGAGGCTCCTGTAATTAAGGAGAGTAAAAAGAATGACTGGGTAGAGTATGGTGAGGATAATATGCACTTCCAGTGGTTACTGGATAGGTATATAAATTCTACCACAAACTCAGCAGTAATTAATAACATCTCCCGGTTAATTTATGGGAAGGGGCTCAGAGCATTAGATGCTAAGAATAAGCCTAATGAGTATGCTCAAATGATGTCAATGCTAGAGAAGGATGATATCCGAAAGATGGCACTTGATTTTAAGATGTTAGGGCAGTTCGCTATCCAGGTACTATACACAAAGGACCATAAAAAGATAGCTAAGGCTCATCATATCCCAGTGCATTTATTGCGAGCTGAGAAATGTAATGAGGATGGAGAGATAATGGGATACTACTACTCAGATAACTGGGCAGAAGTTAAGAAGTATACTCCTGAAAGATATGCTGCATTCGGTACATCTAAGGATGAGATAGAGATAATGTTCGTTAAGCCCTATTCTGTGGGGATGAAATACTATGCCTATCCTGACTATCAGGGGGCACTTCCATATACCGTACTAGAGGAGCAAACGAGTGATTATATGATTAACCTGGTGAAGAGTAATTTCTCACCATCTACTATACTGAACTTCAATAATGGGGTGCCATCTGAGGAGCAGCAGCAGATGATTAAGAGTGATATCATGAATAAGCTAACAGGTCCACAAGGGGATAAGTTAGTGGTATCATTCAACACATCCAAAGAAACTGCCGCTACCATAGAGAATATGCCTGTAGAGCAGGCTCCTGAACTGTATAAATACCTATCTGAGGAGTGCGTTAGAAAGATTCTTATAGGACATAACGTAACATCTCCGCTATTATTCGGGATAGCTACCACTACAGGCTTCTCTGCTAATGCAGATGAGCTAAAAAACAGTGCTATATTATTCAATAATATGGTAATTACTCCGCTACAGGAGGTAATGTTAGATGCATTTGATAAGTTATTAGCCTATAATAACATCTCATTAAAGCTATATTTTGAAACTCTTAACCCATTAGATGCACAGGGTGATCTAACTACCACAGATGAGGCTACAAAAGTTACGGATGCCATCAATATGATGAGCCCATTAGTAGCTAACAGGGTACTAGAATCAATGACTGCTGATGAGATTAGAGCATTAGTAGGATTGAAACCTACTCCCATAGCTCTAAAAAAAGAGGATGTATCTGATGAGGTATTGAATGAGGTACTAGATATCCTGGAAGGAGAGCAGAATGATGATGATGAGTGGGAGCTAGTAGATGAGAGAGAGTATTCAGATAAGAATGATACTACAGAAGAGTGGGCTACTCGAATGATTAAGCCTAAGGAAACTATACTAGAGAAGTTAAGTTCATTTATTAAGAGCAACCCAAACGGATTTAGCTACCTAGATAAGAGTGTATATAAGGTACGTTACAGATACTCTGAAAGATACAACAAAGGAAACAGCAGAGAGTTCTGTAAACAGATGATGAGACGTACAGGAAACGGAGTAGTGTACAGATTAGAGGATATAGATGCTGCTAGCCGGGCAGGAGTGAATGAGCAGTTAGGCCATAAAGGACAGCCATATGATTTATTCAAGTTCAAAGGAGGAGTTAACTGTGGCCATTTCTGGACTGAGCAGCTCTATAGATTAAAGAAGAATACTGATGGTACATATCGGCCTGATAAGGCATTGAGTTCATCTGAGCAGGTAGCATCTATACCTAAGAGCTATATGCCTAATCCAACAGGCTCAGGAGATGCTAATACTCCGCCTATTGATATGCCGAATAATGGACATCACCCAAACTATAAAGGATAATGGAAGCTATATTCATAACAAGACAAGACCTAGTTAAGTTCACTGCTACCAATGGTAATGTGGATACTGATAACTTCATCCAGTGGATTAAAGTAGCTCAGGATATCCATATGCAAAATTACTTAGGTACTCAGCTATTTAACAAATTAAAGGCAGATATACTTAATACCATTAGTGGTGCAGGAGTGCCTACTACTACCACATTAACTGCACCTGGTACAGGATATACTAACCTAACAGGAATAGCTTGTACAGGTGGTACAGGTAATGGTTTTGGAGTAGATATAGTTACAGCAGGGAATGCAGTAGTATCATATACAGTTAGCACAGCAGGTACTGGATATACTGCAGGAGATGTTTTGACTATAGCAACAGGGAATAATGATGCTACTATTACGATCAATGCCATAGATGAGATTCAAGTGCCATATAGCACACTACTTAATACCTATGTTAAGCCATGTTTAATCCATTGGGCTATGGTAGAATACCTGCCATTCTCAGCGTATACAATAGCTAACAAAGGGATATTTAAGCATAGCTCAGAGAATGCTACTAACATTGAGAAGGCTGAGTTAGATATGCTAATAGATAAGCAGAGACAAATAGCACAGCACTATACTGAAAGGATGATAGACTATCTGTGCTTCAATAATAACCTATTCCCAGAGTATAATCAGAATAGTAATGGGGATATGTATCCGGATACTAATAATTATAATATAGGATGGGTGCTGTAAGAAAGCCAAAACAAACGAATATAAAGAAATTACTAACCTACTTAAGTAATAACAATGGCAAATGAGATAGGATGGGGCAGAGCATTTGATCCTGAAATAGGATGGGGAATGGCTGCAGTTACAGGAGCTGAGATAGGCTATGGTACTGTAGTGATTAATAGTCATTCAGGAGAGACTAATATAAGTTCACAGGATAGAGATAATGAGCCTACTGATGGAGATAAAGGAGCTATACTAGATGAGCTACCATTATTATATATGGATGGGGATAATGTGTATTTATACTTCAACTTAAATCCTACAGTTACTCCTGTATCTATGACGTATAATTTTTATATAGAAGATAGATTCTATAGTGATGGAGTATTAGCTGATGATGGCATTCACTGGATAGCAGAATTCCCGGAAGCAGGTAATTATTATTTAGAGTTAACTATAGTTATTGATTCAGAGAATAAATCCATATTCAAATCTAACATATTAACTGTATGATAAAACCTACCAAATATCCGTATAATCCTGATGAGATGGCTGAGCTATTTGATGAAGCAGCCAATAAAGGTAAGCAGGGAAAACAGGATACACTGGTATCAGGTGATAACATTAAGACTATTAACGGATCATCTGTATTAGGTAGTGGAGATTTGACCGTATCCAGTGCTGCTGCATGGGG